AATAGAAAATATCAAATTCAGAAGGGTAAATAAACACAAAGTTATTTGTATCTTTGTATTCAGGATGCATGTGTAGTTTAAATTCTTTAATAATGCTTAATACATTTTGTGCTTCTGTTGGATTTCTTGGAAAAAATTTATAATCCAAAGAAAATGTTCTAAACTCAACTGACTTGAATAAGTTTTCTTTCTTAGGATTAGATGCCAATCCAGATTGCGCAGAAAGAGCTGCTGCTTGTGGACCTTTAGACAATGCCAGAGAAGCAACGATCGCATTGACAGTTCCAGAGGCATTTGTTAAATTTCCAGTTGTCATTGCTTTAACTAATTCAGTTCCACCTGTTGCTGCCATTTGATACGCAGCTGTGTCTTCGGCAGTCCAATCCATTTGATATCGAATACTTAATTGATTTGGAACATGCAGAGCAATTGCTTTCTTCAATCTTTTTTGCTGTTTAGATAATTTTCCACCTGTTAATGCGCCAACTGCAGTTGCTCCAATACCGCCAGCAAGAAGTGGACCAGCAGCACCTGCAGCTGCGCCACCAAGAATACTTTTAGCTCCAACAGTAAGAGCTGTAAATATACGAGTACTTCTTGATACATTTTTAATACCACCAGCCATTTTTGCTTTTTCGGCCAACGATGATGCAACTTTTCCTGGAACTGCTGTTGCTCCAGCAAGAGCACCTGCAGCGGCAAGTGGCACTGCCGATGGACCCGCAATTCCAGCGACAGTCTGTGCTGCATTATAATTGTTGGCAGCAAGATCGCCCTGCATTCTGGCAGGAACTAAAGAAGCATCAACTGTTGGTTCTTTATTTACTTTTAATACTCTTGAGTCTTCAGATACATTAATATAGAAAATAACATAATTTCCGCCATATACTTGATTGTTTGAGTATAGATCGCTTGGATATGAATATTGAGTAATATCATATTGTGATGGGGTAAATTCTGTTGGAACTCCTGCTGCTCTTGGAATTGCACTTTGGGTAGGTGTTGCTTGGGTATCTGCCATGTTTTTCTCTAAATAGTAGATTAGATCGTTATAGTATATTTATGTTCCATAAAAGAAAGTTTACACCTACAAATCCTCAAAAATACTCTGGGGATCCAACAAACATAATTATGAGGTCAAGCTGGGAAACCAAGTTTGCCAACTGGTGCGATGTTAATCCAAGTATAGTTAAGTGGGTTTCAGAGGAAACAATTATCCCATACAGATGTGGAACAGATAACAAGATTCATCGTTATTTTGTTGATTTTAAGATTGTGGTAAAAGAGTCGACTGGCAATCTTAAAACATATCTGGTCGAGATTAAACCATATAAACAGACAATTCCACCTGTCTTTCCTGGACGCCAAACTCAGCGGTATCTTCAGGAATCATTTGCTTATATTAAGAACCAGTCTAAATGGTCTGCAGCTACACAGTATGCCAAAGAACGAGGTTGGGAGTTTATTAAACTGACGGAACATGAACTGGGACTATAAATATACTTATGGCTACTAAATCTCAAATGCAGGATATCTTTGATAAGTATCGCTACGATCCGTCGATAGTGAAAAAGTCTAAAACATGGTTTGAACAACAAGCACTGTTGTTGAGCAAAAAGCGCATCACACCTCAAATGGTGCTTAATAACGATCCAGCAAATGTTAAGAGCCCAAACGCAATTATGCCTGGAAAAATGTATATGTTTTTCTATGACCCAAAGTTAAAGGCAGAACTACCATACTACGATAAATTTCCACTTGTGTTTCCCTTTAGAAGAATGGAAGATGGATTTATCGGTTTGAACATGCACTACCTTCCACATAGATTAAGAATTATGCTGATGGACAGGTTAATGATATTCGCAAATAATGACAAAATGGACGCTACAACAAAATTGCGTTATTCTTGGGCATTAATTGATGGTGTTGCTAAGTTTAATTTGGCAAAACCTTGTGTTAAAAGATATTTAACAAACCACTTAAAATCTCAGTTGGTTAATGTACCAGCAGATGATTGGACAACAGCATTAATGTTGCCTGTAGAAAGATTCACTAAAGGATCAAAAGAATATGTCTGGTCAGAATCTAGGAAGAAGATATGAAAATTAGTGATTTCGTTTCATCGATGAATAATGGATTGGCAAGAACTAACAGATTTTCTGTTATGTTAACAATGCCAACTGTAGTTACTGGTGATGCAACACCTGGAAGAACAGAGTTAAAAAATCTGTTATTGTTTTGCGATCAAGCTCAATTGCCTGGACTTACTGTAAATACTACACCAATTAGAATATTTGGCGAAGTAAGAGAAACACCGACAGAATACAACTACGAACCAATTACTTTATCCTTTTACATTGATAGAAAAATGCACCTAAAAGCATGGTTCGATGATTGGATTAAAATGATTCAAAATGGTGGGCAAAGAACATTTAGATATTATGATGATTATATCTGCCCACAAATGCAAATATTTGTTCAAGACACTAAAGATAATACAACATATCAAGTAAATTTGTATGAAGTTTGGCCAAAAAGTATTGGCGCAATTCAAATGGATTACGCTTCTAAAGATGTTATGAAATTATCTGTAACATTACAGTATAAGTATTGGAGATATATTACTGTAGATGATACACGAGAAAATGTTCCATTCCAGTCTGAATTGAGTAAACTTACTGGAATTCCCGAAGAATATTTCTCTAAGTTTAATTCATTCCAGAACGATTTATCTGGAGCAATTTCATCAAGACTTAATAGTACATATTTACTTGATTCAATTAAAGGATCTAGTCAAGGTGTAAGCGTTGATCAATCGCTGAGTTCTGGCGAAGAAATAGTTTAATTAATAGCGGAGTATTAAAATGGCAGAAGTAAAAAAAGACGAAGATTGGATGCAAAAGAAATGGCGTCCAGCTATGGGTTGGATGTATATGCTTATCTGTTTATTAGATATGGGTATTTTCCCAATTTTATGGGCAATTGTTCAAACCCTTAATCATCAACCATTAGTTCAATGGAATCCACTAACACTTCAAGGTGCTGGTTTGTTTCACATCGCAATGGGCGCTGTTCTTGGTATTTCTGCTTTTGGTAGAACTCAAGAGAAATTAGCAGGCACTGCTGCAAACCCAACATCAACTACTTCTACACAAAATATGAATATGACTGGTAATACTGCTGGAGGTTTCGGTAGTAATAGTGGTGGTATGAGTGGCGGAATGGGTGGAGGTTTCGGTGGTGGCATGGGCGCTGGTAATTCAACAGGTGGGTTCGGAGGAGCAGGAAATGGCGGATTTGGTGGACAAACGACAATGGGCAGCACACCAGCATTTGGCGCACCTCAAACAGGAGGATTCGGTGGGGGTGGTGTTAGTTCCCCAACTCCAGCAGCAGGGACAGGTGGATTTGGGACATCACCAACACCTTTCAACCAAGGAGCAACTAATCCAGCAGTAGCTGCTCCAGTTACAACAAATCCAGCTGCAAATATTTCCGATCCATCAGTGGATTTAGGTTTACATCCTACTGATCCACCTGCTAGAAATACCAGAAGCGATGGTATTGAAGACGAAGGTACTATAAAATAAAATGAAAATTGATGATAATTTGAGCGAAATCTTTAATATGACTCCGATTGAAAAAGTAACAGGAGAATTAATTGTTGCTGAAACTGGAGAAATTATAGAATCCCAAGATCAAAAGATTGAATCTGATTACGATAAAACCAGAGCAAATCTTTTAGATCTATTAAACAAGGGACAAGATGCTTTAACAACTGCTCTCGCTGTTGCTAAACAGTCTGAACATCCAAGGGCATTTGAGGTCGTTGGAAATTTAATGAAACAAGTGGCAGATATTAATAGTCAACTTATGGATTTACATCAACAGAAACAAAAGATTGATGAACCAAAAGGTGGTGCAAAAAATGTAACGAATAATGCTATCTTTGTAGGTAGCACAAGTGAATTAAATAAATTGATTGATAAAATGAATAAGGGGAATTGAGTTATGTCATTACCAATGATGAAATCGCCATTGTATTCTGTGAAGATTCCTTCTACAGACCAAAAGGTAACATTTAGACCATTTTTAGTTAGAGAAGAAAAAGCATTGTTACTGGCGCAGCAAAGCGAAAGTGTTGAGGTTATGACCAATACGCTTAAAGAGATTATTATTAATTGCGTTCAAGAAAAAATTAATGTTGATACATTAGCTGTTTTTGATGTTGAATATTTGTTTACACAAATTAGAGCAAAATCTGTTGGAGAAACAGTTGATTTAATTTTTACATGCGCTCATTGCGAACAAGAAAAGAATAAAGTTAAATTACCGATCGACTTAACAACTATTGAAGTTGTTAAAAATCCTGAACATACAAATAGAATTCATTTATTTGACGAATGTGGTGTTATTATGCGTTATCCAAATTTGGAAACATTCAGGAAAGCAGACGGTAAGGATGAAGATATTAATGCTGTTATGGAGTT